ATGGGACGCAAAAACTCAGATCAGAAAGACACTCTCACGCTGGAGCCGTTGGCGGATGGCCGCTTTCGCCTCTTCGGCTTCATCGGGGGCGAGCAGATTCGCAAACAGGGAAAGAACCTGTCCGAGCTGGAGAAGGTGAAGCTGGACCTGGAGCGCAAGGCCACAATGGACCGGATGGCCGACATCGACCGCGCCGTCAGCCCTGCCCACCTTCGTGACGCCGACCGCGCCCGGGACCTCTTGGGGAACGCCCGGATCAGCCTGGCCGAGGCCGTCCGGATCGCGCTCGCGACCGTGGGCACGGGTGAGCCGGTTCTGGCCTCCAAGGCCGCAGCGGACTACGAGGCCAAGCTCGTGGAGGATAGGCTCTCGACGGTCCACATCCAGAACACACGCCTGCGCCTCGCGGCCTTCCTGAAGGCCTGCGGCGCCCAGATGCTCGGGGAAATCGACACCCTCGCAATCGGCAAGTACGTCCAGCGCCCTAAGGTCGCCGGCTACACGGCGGTCGGGGACGCGACGGTCATTCGGGCCTTCCTCACGTTCTGCGTGACCCGCAAGTGGCTCCAGGCGTCGCCCTTCGAGGTCGACATGAAGAAGCTCAGGAAGACGGCGAGAAAGGGCCGCGTGCGCCCGCGCGTCATGACCCCGGCTCAGTGCCAAGCCCTCCTGGATGCGGCTATTGCCCACGACGGGGGCAATCACGTCCCCCATGTGATCCTTGGCCTCTGGGGCGGCATTAGGACCAACGAGGTCGAGCGCCTATCCTCCAACGAGGTCCGGTTCGAGGGCGACCACGCCATCGTGACCATGCCGGAATCCATCACGAAGACGGCCAGCTACCGGGAGGTCGCGATCCCGGCCAACGTCACGCCGCTTCTAAAGGAGTGCATCGAGCGGGGCCACATGGACAAGAACCCTTTGGGGCCGACCTTGATCGCGGGCTGGGCCGACATCCGGGAGAAGGCGGGGCTCATCGCAGTGACCCGGGACAAGCACGGCAACCGCCAGATCACGGACACAGTCTGGCAGCACAACATCCTCAGGCACACGGGCCTGTCGTTCTACTTCAGGAAGACGGGGGACATTCAGGAAACCGCCCGTCAGGCCGGGCACTCGGTTGCGGTCGCGTTCGAGCACTACATCACCCTCACCAGGGCCGAGGACGCCCCTAAGTTCTACGCCGTGACGGGGTCCTTGACCCACCCCATGCCCGAGGCGAAGGTCGCCTAACACCCGGCGACGGCCCAGCCAGTTGGAGACTGGCAAAACGTATCAGCCCCCGGAGCCCATCGGTTCCGGGGGCTTTTTCGTGTGTGGGTTTTGTGTTGCACATGTGTGGCTCACAGGTCCAGCCTCCGGTCGATGAAGTCGAAAAACACTCAATCCGTCAGGAAGACAAACACGACGCTGCACATGCGCTGTCTCCTCGGGGACAAGAAACGCTGGGAGCACAGCGCACAGGAAGAGCGTCTTCCCCTCACGACCTGGGTCGTCCGGGTCCTTAACAGAGCCAGCGCAGGAACGAATAATGAGGGGGGGGGGGGGCGTCCATCACGACACAACACCCCGCTCGTTAAAGCCCTCCTAGAGGCCCTTAACGAGTAACTACGGGGGTATTGACAAACCCATTACACGGGGCCTATATGTCGCCAGATTAGAGTTTCGGCGGCTGCATATTGGGGCCCAAGAAACAGCCCGGCTCGGGGTGCATCCCAGCCGGGCTTTTCGTTTTCTGGAAAAGTGGATCAAGAAAAATCGACGCCCCGAGGATTTTCCTAAGTGCCTCGCTTGGTCTGAGAACGGCCAAGTCCGGAAAATGCGTTTGATATAATAGGGGTGACATGAGCACTACCAGAAGCCTGACCAATCGTTCCGCGCTGCGTGATTACACGCTCGCGGTTCTCGCCACTGACCGGCCTCACCTCGCAAACAAGTTCACCCGAGTTTCGGGGGACTTCCTGCTTCGAGCTGAGGGGGAGCTTCGCAACTGGGTGACCGCGCAAATGCGGGCCCTTCCTAGTTGCGGCAAGACGATACGCTAAGGAGTCAAAGAACAAAGAGCCGCCTCCAGGTGCATCCGGGGGCGGCTTCTTATCTCTGGCGCGCGTCGTTCTGCTCGACAGCCCGCAGGCGAATCTCCTGAGCGTCGAGCTGCTCCTCGTAAAACTCCTGCTTGGCCGTGAGGGTCGCGACCTTGTTCTCGATCCTCGTGAGCCCATGAGTAACCGAATCCGTCGCATCCTTGGCGATGGTCGTCGAGGACGAGGTGTTGTGGATGATCCCCGCAAGGATGCCGCCCAGGATCAGGATGTCCTTCAGCGACCAGTTATTGTAGAAGGAGTGATCCTTCTTCATGGCAGCTAGACCTTCTTGATGTCGGTAGCGACCGTGGTCGCAGCCGTGCTGACATCGGCCTTGACCGCTGCCACGACCTTGGAGCCATACTTCCACTCAATGACGATGCCGGTGACGATGCCGGCGACGAAGGCAATCGTCCCTGTCTCGAAGTGGCTGAGTTCCGCGATGATGTTCATGATGCTTTTGTTATTTGGGTTGTGGTTACCTGATGCGAACTAAAGACGCTGACTGCCCATCGGTAGAGCGTGGACAGGAACTTGGACCCAGTGAATTCCTGGGCCAAGGACGGGAGGACAAAATGAACGACGCCGTAGATGATCCCGAGGACGAGGAGGAGCCTGACGAGGTCGATGGCGTAGGCTTTGAAGCTCCCGGCCTCGGCGTCGCTCTGCGCCTTCTTATCCGCCCATGAAACCACCTCGGCCTGCTTCTCATCGACCGCCGCAGACTTGACCTGGACAGTCGCCGTGGCCGTCGCGACCTGCGCCTGCAGGACCGGGACTTGCTTCTCAAGGGCTTCCTTCGCGGATGATGTAGCAGCCAGCTCCTTGTCCTTGGCCCCGAGCGCAGCCAGGGCCGCGTCCCTCTGGGCCTGTACGGAACTGAGCGCGTTTCCGATCAGGGCCTTCATCTCTGCCTGATCCGGGGCCGGGAGCTTGCCTATGGCCGCATCGAGACCAGATTCGGCGCGTGCAACCAATTGTTGAGCCAGAACCACCTCAGGAGGCGGTGTGGCCACTTGAGCCAGTGCAGCCTGCGCCCCCCAGCTCATTTCCTGCGCATACCGAACCTGCGCCAGCTCTGCATCTCGTTCCCGGCTTTGAGTCGCCGCAAGGCTCGCCTCGGCCTGCGCCTGTGCCTGACGCGCTGCGGCCAGGTCTTGGTCAGCCTTGGACAACTGCGCTGTTGGGGGCCTCTTCTGCAGGAACGCGGGCAGGTGCCAACTGGGCACGAGCAGAGCCGCCGCGCCCAGGAGGACGAGGACAAGGATGAGGGCCGAGCCTGACTGCTTGCTTAATACAGCGCGATCCACGGGTTGTTGGAGCTGGGGTTGAGGCTCACCGACATCGTGATTGAAGCCGCGAAGGAAGTCGTCGCCCCTGCCCCAGCAAAGAGGTAGGAACTGTTCGTGCCTGGATTGTTGACGCCCTGTGCCAGATGGCCGGGCCCCGAACCGATCACGGGCTGCGTGGTCTGCGCGCTGGAGTTGTAGACAAAGCCGAGGTAATAGACGCCGGCCGTCAGTGCCTTAGGCGCCGTGAACGCCAGCTTCGCGTAGGTGTTCGACGTAGCTGTCCAGCACGTCGAGGACGAATTCGAACTGGCGACCTGCGTGAGGACGCCTGAGGCGTAGGAATAGAGCGAGACGCCGTTGAAGTTGTTAGCCGTGTAATTTCCCGCCACACTCTGATACCACTCGATCCCCGTCGCAGTCGAAGGCGTGGCCAAATAGACCATCGTGTAATTAGCGAAGCCGCTGGTCAGCGCATAGGACGCGCTCATAAGGTTCGGGTTAAGGCCGAGTGTCTGGGCGAGAAGCGGCGCCCCGATGGCCGACAAACCGGCCAACGTCGCATCCTGCCCGACGATTGCGAAGGTGCCGCTGCTGCTGCCGGTGATGACGGGGATACCGCCGTTGCCAAGTCCAGGAAATCCGACGCTCATATAGGTATAGGTTTAGGTGTTGAAAATAGGGTCTGAGGCGCCTACTGTGGCGCCATGAACGGCATCTCAGGCGCTGCACTCGTGACTATTGCGCTCGCCCTTGTCTGGCCAGCCCTCTTCAAGGTCTGGCTCGTCGTGGGGGCTGCATTTATCATAATCTTCGGGATCATGGTACTTGCGGATCGGCTATGGACCGCCCTGAGCAAGTCCGTTAGCGACCTGTGGGTTCGGTGGACTCGATAGGTTGAGGGAGAGATACTTTGCCAGGTTGGACGCGAAGGTCGGGTTCTGAGAGGGGGGCTGTGCGAGGAGCTTCTGGGCTAATGACGATGCCATCGCGGACCGAGCCCCAGCGTCCGCGAACGGGAGGGCTCCTCCCGCGATCATCCCGGGAACGCCCGCAGCATCATAGCCCTCCTTCGCGCCGACGATCATCCCCACGGCGTTCAGCTTGTTTGAACCCGGAGGCGTCACCTTCGAGGCATCCTTCATCCAGTCGTCAAAGTTATTGTGCGTGCTCGCGATGAGCTGGAGTTCATCCGTGAGGGGCGCGCCGTTCTTCAACGCCTTCCCGAGGCCTTTTGCGGAGAGTTCGCCGGTCGTCTCATCGAAGTTGTCGTCCACCATCCCGACCTTCGCCTGCTGAATCCGGCCCGCTACATAATCCGTGTAGAGGCCAGGTGTGCCAGCCTGCTTCGCCGCAGCCGCGAGCTGGCTCTCCTTCTGGTCGGCAAGCGCCTGAGCCGTCCCGGCTTCAATCTTCAGCGCAGGATTCTTACGGAGCGAGACGCCCGGCTGGCTCGTGTTGTATTTGTAGTCGGCCTGAGCCGCATCATAGCGGAGCTGGCGCACCTCCTGCAGCATCTGCGCGATTTCCGGGGATGCTGCAGCAAGCTTCTGCATCGGTTGGTTCGCCTGCATCCACGCCTGGTTGATCGTGTCTTGAGTCAAGGGTTGCCCCGGCATCCCAATGGCACGCGCCCCGAGCGAGTTCGTGATCGTCTGGTTGCGGATGCTGAAATCGGCGTTCGTGTTCGCCTGGCCCCCCGTAGACGCCAACGCCTTGTTGAGGAGGGACGGGTTGGCCTCGGAAGGCGGGAAGACATAGCCTTCGGACTGCGCTACCGTGCGTAGGCTGTTCTTCGCGCTCGCTGGGGCGGGATCGCCCTTTCCAAGACTTCCGAGGACCGCTGCCGCTCCAAGCTGCGAGAAGCTCGGATAGTCCTTCCCCTTGCTGTCGATGAGGGTCTGGGCGGTCGTGCCTGTCATCGCTGCCACAGGCGACGAAATCGGCCCCTTGCCGAGTCCCATAAATCCGGCGCCCACGGCCTGCCCATAGTCCATCTGGTCCTGGAGGCCGAGCTTCGTATTCAAATACTGGGATGCGAGATTCCCTCCTGAAGCTCCTACCGCAGGACCGACCGGGCCAGTAACCTCCGAGGTCAGAGCCCCGAATGAGGCTCCAGCCGCTGTTCCAATAGTGTTGATGCCCTGTGCCGCAGCGGCCCTAGCGAAGGGGCGCGCCATCATCGCCAACCGCTCGGTCGGGGACGCCGCATCCCATCCGGTGGGCTGACTCTGCGCCCAACGGTCCACAAGAGGAGCGGGCCCAGGAGCTGCTCGCGGAGCCTGAACGGCGTCAGGGACAAACCCCAAGTTGGACGGCTGGGCCGCGTCCGGGACGAAGCCAAGGTCTGGAACTGGGTCGGCCATTAGTTCGCGGGCGTGTAGCCCTGCTTAAGAGCTGAGGCTAGGTTCGCCTGGGGAATGGAACCCACAACTCCCTGAGGGCTCTTGACCTTGGCCATGCCATTCGCGGCCGGAGCCGCAGCCTGTGCCGAAGCCTGCCCCTGCACGGACAGGCCGGTCTGGATGTTCGGAGTCGTGAGCCCAAACATCTTTGTGGCCATAGCCGTGGCCTGCCCGAGGGGCATCGTCTCCCGTAACATCGCCACGGCCTGGTCGATGTTGTTGCGCCGGTCCGCGAGCGTATAGTTATTCTGGGCCGCAGCCATGATCGACGGGTTATCCATGGTCGAATCCGCGAGCACCTTGGAGGTGTTGTCGTACTCGTTCTGCAGGATGCGTCCACCCACGGAACCGTTCGGGCCCCTGATCTCGTTCAGGACCGACTGCGTGTTCGCGGCCAGCGCGATCTTGAACGCCGCTGCGGGGTTCGTCCCGGTGAAGACGCTGAAGAGCTTCGAGTATTTCGGATCGCCCCGAATGGCGTTGAACTGGCTCATGTTTCCGGACGTGTAGGCCGTGGCCGCGTCCTGGAGGGCCTTGGCGTTCGCGAGCGCGACGGAGCTTGATGCCGCCTTGTTGTAGGCATCGGCGACCTCGCTCTGCCATGCGGGGTCATTCGTGTTGTAGCCCGCGCCGGCCACGGTGTTGTCCGGAACTGCTGCAGTCCCCGGCGTCACGACGGGCCCCGGGGGCTTCTGGCCGTGGGGAACGGAAATCTCGTTGGGCCCAGCGGCCATGCTCTGGGACGCCGTCCCCATGCCGGTCACAATCTCGGGCGAGTAAACGTCGGTCTGCGGAGCGCCGTCCTTGTAGTCGAGCCTCTTGAAGTAGAAGTTGCCCGTGGGCTTGATTGCGTTGGCCTGCGCCTGGTAGGTCGCCGTGCGCTGGGCATTCTTGGCGTCGACCATCTTCTGGAGCATGTCGTTCGCCTTGTCCGGATCGCCGAGCGTCATCCGCAGCGCCTGCGGGAGCTGGGCCTGAATCTGCGGGTCCGTGATCTGGACGGGGTCCGGGGGCTGCAGGATACCCTGCGTCTTCCCCATGGGCGCGGGCGTTCCCGTGCCTCCGACTGGCTGGGCATAGGCGTTCATGGCCATGGAGCTGGGCGTGCCCCCGGGCCCTCCCATGATGCCCTGCAGCCACTGCATCTGCCTCTGAATCTGCGCTGCCCTCGCGGAGTTGAGCGACGCTTCCCCGGTCATGTTCGATGCCTGTGCCGCCTGAAGAGCCAGGTCCGACTGCGTCTGCTGAATCTTCTGGCTCGCGGTCATCTCGCCCAAGAGCTGGAGCCGGTCCTTCATGTTCGCCTTCCCGGTCATCTGCTTGTCGAGGAGGCTCTGGGCTGCAGGCGAGAGCTGGGACATGGCCGCAGGGTTCTGCTTTGCGGCCTGCAGGAACGCGTTGATCTGGCCCGTCGCAGTAGCGTCCTGCTGCTGCAACTGGGAGTAGTTGTTCATCCCCTGAGCGAGGTTCTCCGCGCCCCCGAGAATCAATGATCCGGCGTCAGCCATGGTCGTTAGGGTTTAGTAGTACCAGCCTCCGCCTGCACCTTCCCCGGTATACGGGGTGTTGGTCGACATGCTCGTGGATGGACCATTGAACAAGTTCGAGAGCGAGGTGCCCCAGCCCTTCATCGCGTTCTGCGCGGAATTGCTTCCGAGGAGGGACATCGCGCTGCCCAGCATCCCCTGGTTCGTCTGGGCGTTGAATGTGTTTGCTCCGGCCTGCGCCCCATACACGGAGTTGAACGCGCCCGAGGTGAACGGATTGTACATGGTCGAAAGCTGGTTGCCTGCCGTGACGGTGTTTCCGGCCTGAGTGAAAAGGTTGCTCGCGCTCCCGAGACCTCCGGACTGCTGGAGGAGATACGCAAGCGACGGGTTGCCCGTCGACTGAGCGAGTCCCGCCGCGCCCGAGAGCAGGCTCTGCTGGTACTGCGCATTCGCCATCTGCGCCTGCTGGTTCGACTGCCCGGCCGACAGCGCCTGCTGCCCCCCGGCCTGGAGCGCGCTGCCCTGGAGCCCGAGCGACTGAAGGAGTGCGGCAAGGTTCGACTGCTGGCCGGAAAGGTTCGTCGCCTGGTTGGCGAGGTTCGCCCCCTGCGTCAAGCCTGCCTGCGTCGTCGCGCCCTGGAGCCCCAGGCCCTGGAGCGCGATGTTCGCCTGCTGATTCTGGGTCCCGGCTGCGAGCCCAAGGGTCTGCTGCTGCGCCATAAGGGAGCCCGCATTGGCCGCGTTCGTCTCCCGCTGTGTCAAGAGCTGCTGGCCGTAGGTGTCGAGCCCGGTCGCGAGACCTGCGATTGCCGTGGGGTCGTTCGAGCGCCCCATGGAATTGTAGTTGCTCATGACCTGGTTCGCCACGGTCGAGCTTTCCTGCGGACTCATCGAGGTCCCGAGGGCCAACTGCTGCTGGGCCGTGCGGTTCAACTGGTTCACTGTCGGGTTGTACCCCGCCGAGACGGCGCCCACGGCCTGCGGAGACCAGCCGAGCTGGGCCGCGCCAATCTGCTGAGCGTTCACATTGTTGCCCGTGATGCTCTGGCCCACCTGCTGGGCATAGGGCTGCGCCCAGCTCCCGGCCCCATTGATCTGGGAGATGGGCGACGGCGAACTCTGAGCCAAGCCCGTGTACTGCTGCTGCAGCGCCTGGAGCTGGGGGTTCGCACTCTGGAAGGCACTATTCATCTGCGAGCCCATGCCCGCGACCAGGTTCTCGCCTCCAGCCGCCTGAAACTGGTTTAGGTAGTTCTGCAGGCTCTGCATGTCGGCGCCATAGGTCCCATAGCCGGACATGAGCCCTGAGGCTGCCCCCTGGAGCATCGAGCCCTGGAGGCCAGTGTACTGGGGCGCATACTGCGCCGTCGTGGAGTACATGCCCGGAGCATACTCCTGCTCCGCGCCCAAGATGTCGCCTGCAGTCTCGCCAGGGTTCGGGGCCGTCGTCTGCACGCCGTTCGCTCCACCCCCGCTATTGGCCATGGAGCTGATGCCCCCAGCGATACCGACCACTGCTGCTACAGTTCCAATGCTCATCGTATTAGCCTCTGATGCGCCAACACCTTCTGGGGGATGGCGGTGATCTTCATCTCGTCGTAAATCTTCCAACGCTGGGCGTTGAACGGCAGGCCCGTCGCGTACTCGGCCAATTCGCGCATGACGGCCTCCTCGTTCAGCTTCTCATAGCTGAAGCTCATGGCATCGGGGCACATGTCCCGCATCGCCTGGAAAGCGTCGCTGTATTTCGTCCAGCCTTCGTCTCCGTTGTGGGCCTCCAGCCCGTGAGCCTCTAGTTCCGCCTTCAGGGCGCGTCGGGCATCCTTGGGATCGCGCAGGATGAAGATCACCTTGTGGCCCTTCGGCAGGTCAGCCCGCAGTCCCGCATAGGTCAGGGCCATGAGCGGGCTTGAGTCCCCGACGACCGGCGTCCTGCTTGCGGAGAGAGCGTTCAGGTAGTCCTGGGGCTTGTCGCACCAGCGGCACAGCTCGTGATGGCAAGTCACGTCCCCGTCCGTCAGGAAGGCCGCGAGCCACGCCGTGCGGCTCCGGGGCAGACCCACGATGAAGAACGGCGGGTGGTCCCGGCGCATGTCGTCGAACCGCTCCCTCTCGACCAGGGAGTTGATCGTCGGCATGTACTTGTCGACGCCGGCCTGTCCGTGGAGGAGGAGACAGATCGCATTCGGAATCTGGACATAGGCGTAGTAACTCTCCCGCGAGCCGGGGCCCGCGTTCTTCCACGCCGTCAAGCACCCCGAGAGGATCGGGATCAGGGCGACCCGGCTCTTGTGGAACCAGTCGTTGAGAATCCAGTCCATCGTGATCGCGGTCATGGTCCGGTTCGCGCTCTCGCGGTCGATGGGGTCCCCGTCGACGATGTGGTCCCAGAGGAGGGCCGCATCCATGACCTGGACAAACCACCTAAACGCAGCGGGCTCATTCTTGCAGACATCCTGCATGACCGCGAGGTAGTCGGCGTGTAGCGAGGTAGAGAGGTCCCTGTGCATGTTACTGGACTGCGATTTTGCGGACCACGCCGTCGACGGTCGTCACGTTGATGAACCCGGTCGCCGTCACGGCCCCGGTGTTGAAGGTCCCGAACTCCATCGCGCCCCCGAAGTAGTTCGTCCCTGACTGGGAATAGATTGCGTAGGCATGGGTCGCGCTAGGGGGCGGGTTAATGTAGAGCTGGTAGGCATTGGCGAGAGTCCCGGACACGACCGAGCCCGGCGCGTAAATCGAAATGCCGCTATAGCTGACGCCCGTCTGGCCGTTCAGGTTGACGGTTCCTTCGCCGAACGTGGACTGGTAGAGGATGTCGGAGGTTGCCGTGGCGTTCAACGTGCCCCCGAGGGAGACCAGGATCGCCTGCCCTCCGCCCGCAGAGACCGAGCCAGCGAAGACGTTCAGGATGTTCGTCGAGAAGGCCGACGCCGTTCCTCCGAAGACGGAATAGCCCGTGACGCCCAGGTTCGTGAAGGTCGGCGTCAGCGAAACCGCAATGGAGGTCGCCGTCGCCACGAGGTTGGAGCCGATGGCCATCTCGCCGAAGAGGACGTTGGTACCGCTCGTCCCATTACCGAGAATCACCATGGCACTGGAGCAATACGCGCTCACCTGCACCATGTTCGTCAGATAAGAGGCGCTCGCCGTGTCGCCGTTGTTGATCGTGAAGGGGGGCTGGAAGTTCGGCATGGCTCAGGTCGTCGCTGTGCTCTTCAGGTCCTTCACGAAGGCCCCGATCTGGTAGTTGATGATCTGGCAGCGCCCGCTCGTGTTCTGGTAGACCAGCTCCACGGCATAGCCCCTCTTGTTGATGATCCCAGGCCGCGTCGTCTGCCCCGATACCCCGGACGTGTTCGTGATGACCGGCAGGTTCTTTGAGTCCTCCGGATTGATCGTGTTCGCGACGCCGGTCAGGGATGAATTGGCCTCCATCTGGGCAACCGTGATGACGCGGTTGAACCTCTTCAGGCTCGGGCTCCCGAAGTTGAAACGCCGGGTCTGAAACTCCCCGTTGATGAGGTACTGGGTCGCGGGCTGCGCCGCCGCCGCGAAGTCATCCATCTCGTTCTGCTCGGCCGCGTAGAGACCGCCCTCGTAGGAAATAAGGTAGAGGGTCGGCGTCCCCGTCGCATCCAGCATCACCTGCATCTCGTCGCAGTAGAACCCATTCGGGAACGTGTCGTAGCTCTCCCACGCCTGGTTGATGAAATTGTACACCAACATCGCATTGTTGCGCGTGGAGCCATTGACCGGGATCGCCAGATAGTAGCGGTTCAGGAAATACTGCGCATAGGCCGCGTTCACGGCCGAGAAGTTGATCGTCTGGATGAACGGATCGACCGAGGCCGATAGGGGTAGGGAATTGCCCCGCAGGGTCAGTTCGAAGCCCGGCTGGAGCATGTAGACGCCGCGCTCGTTCAGGAAAAGGACGTTCGAGCCGCAGGTCACAATTGTGTTGCGCGAGCAGCAACCAACAGTGTTCGTGACGAGCTGCGTCGTCATCGCAGCCACGTCCCCGTTGACGTAATTCACGAGCCACACGGAGTAGCGCATGAAGACGAGCGTCTCCGTGTCCTGATAGGGCGCGGCCCCAACCAGGTAGTCGTTCGTCCCGATCCCGAATCCGAAGACCCCGTTCAACTCATCGTAGAGGAGCGGCTGGTCAACGTCGGACATGATGATCTCATTCCTCGAATACTCCAGGATCGCCCTGTTCTGCTGCAGGAGCCCCCAGTCGCTCGGGGGCATGTAGATAAAGTTCTGCGAGCTGACCCCGTAGGAATTGAGGACAAACGGCTGCGCGAAGTTTCCGTCCCACACGAGCGGGGTCTTGAGCCGGTTCATGATGATCGTCCCGGAGGCGACCGAGGTCCCGGCCGCTCCTCCCAAGGTGATCGTGAACCCGGTCGGGCTTGTGACCGTGATCTGGAAATCCCCGTCAAATGACGTGGGGTTCGCCCCTGCGATCCGGACGTACATGTTCGACGAGAGCCCGTTCGAGGTCGTTGTGTGAACGGTCGCCGTCGTGCTGGAGGCCACGGCCGTAATCGAGGCCACGCTGAACGAGGTCCCGAGGTCTCCCCGCAGGAGGAACACCTGGCCCGCGTCCTGGAAAAGGTTCGTCGAGGAGTCGATGGTCTCGACCAGCTCGTTCGCCGGGTACGCGATTGTGGTCACGCTCCCAGTGTCGGACGCGAAGGTATAGACCTTCGAGGCCGTCGCCATGAAGATATACTGGGCGTTGTTGTTGTCCGGGTCCGCGAAGATGGTCGACGCGAAGATGCCATCCGTCGCGATTGCCGTAATGACAGAAGACGTGCCCACCGTGAACGGGATGAAGAGGGGAGAGCTGCCGGGCGTGATCGCGTTCGTCTGCTTCGCCTGCCCCCTGCGAACCGTGGGCGCCAGTGTATCGAGGCGCATGTTCTGCAGGTACTGCGCATAGCCCGGCGCGACCCGCTCGGGCTGCGTCCTCGCATCCATCCCCACAATCTGCTCGTCCCCCATCGTGGCGATGGGCGAGTCAGGCGGGAAGGAATCGTTGTAGCGGTTGTCCATGCTACGGGTTCGTCGTCAGAACAGCCAAGGTGTACGTCGAGGACCCGACTTGGACCTGTAGGCCCGTGGTCGTCGACGCGAGGAGCCCGGTCCCGGTCCTGGCCGGCCCATGTTTCCACGCTGCCGCTCCTGACACGCTGCCTCCGTCCGTGATGGAGCCGGAAAAGACCGGATTCGCCCCGAGGGCGATGTCGCTCCTATACTCCGCAGGGTTGTCCGTGATCGTGAGGAAGTCGGAGGCCAGGTTCACAATCTGGCGCAGCATGAGCGCGCTCCCGTTCTGCTGGAGAACCAGCGGCCCGTAATTGCTCTGTGTGGCGAGCTGTAGCTCGGTAACGGGCATGGGTTAGACGCAGAACTGGCTCAGGTAGATATTGGCCGTGGCCGATGTCTGGAGCGCGAACTTGGCCGCGAGGAGGGTCGCGATCTGCCAGGTATAGTTGCTGCCAGAGGCCAGAATGTGGCCCGAGGTCCCATAGAGCGGCGTCGAGCCGTCGAAGGTGACGACCACATTCGCGTTCTGGATGTCGATGAAGGCCAGCTCCGCAGGCGCAGAGGAAAAGGTGCCGAGATTCGCTAGGACAAAGCCGGTCGCAGAAGAGCTGCTCGAAACAGCGAGCATGAATCCGGCCGAGACCGAGGAGGTCCCCGCCGTGATGTGGGGCCGGGGATAGAGCGGGTTAACAATCGTGAACGCCATATTAGTTGATGTTTGCGGAGCCTGCGGGGATGAGGTTCTGGCCGACGTAGCCCATGCCCCGATTCTGGCTCGTCAGATGCGTGTAAACCTTCCACGGCTGGATGTCCCCCTGCTGGCGCTCCAGCCGGTCGAACTCGTTGTCGAGGTACATCTGGGCCGTCTGCTGCATCGCCTGCGCCTTCGCGGCCTGCCCCTCCGTGAGGAGCCAGTCGGCATAGGAGGAATAGACGATGTACTCGAAAAAAACATACGGGATCGCGAGAACGGACCAGAGCGTCGGGTTCGTGTCCGGGTTCTGGCCCGGGGTCGTCGCAGCCGTCGACTTGTAGTAGTTCGAGTTCCCAGTGGCCGCGCTCGTGTAATAGACCTTCGTCCCTGAGGCGTAGGCTGAGAGCGCGCTATAGGTCGACCCGGTGAACGTCTCCCGCCTGTAACGATACGAGAGATAGTAGTAGCCGACGCTCGTCGGGCCGATCAATTCGACCCCGTTCGGAGTCAGCATGAAGTTCGTCCTGTGCGGAACCTGGGGCGCGCCCGGGTCGGAGGTCCAGACTTCATAGACGACATCGAAGCTGCTCTCCCCAGTCTGCTCCCACGGGATCACATAGGATGCGGGGACAATATTCTGTGTCTGGGAAACCGTGTTCCCCCAGAGGTACATCCCGGAGCCCGCAGTCCCTGCGTAGTTGAGGGTCGAGCCATCGGGCGACAGGTAGATGAAGAGGGTCCCGATGCCCGGTGTCGCCGAGGCGATAGTCGTCAGCGTCAGGGACCACATGCAGTAGCCGTTCCCCAACTGGGTAATGTTCGCGACGGGGAGGGTGCCTCCGCCCGTTACAGCGACGGTGCCCACGGTCGGCGTCGGCTGCGCGAAGTTGTAGAACGCAGAGTAGGTGCAGACGCTGTCCGCGACGGAGATGAAGAGGTTGGTCCGTGGTGCAGGCCTTGCGTATCCGCTCACTGTATATGGCACATTCGGCAGGAGGGAGACGCTCTGGTTGATGTGATGGAACCCCGTCGCGGAAGTCTCAAAGAGGGACGAGGCCGTCAGCCGGTTATCGAGTGGGTTGTTCATCGCCTGCGCCGCCGCCGCCACGTTGACAAGCGAGGACCAGTAGGCCGACTGCGTCAGGTCGTTCGGGTAGGTGATGAGATTCGTCGGAAAACGCACCTCGCCCTTCGGGGTGAGGTCCGTCCAATTCCCACGCTCCCAGATGTCCCTGAGGGCCTTGTTGAAGAAGGTGTTCAGGAACACCGTCTCCGTCGTCTGCAGGTCGCCCTGGTCGATACCGATCAAGGCCGTGACGTGCTGCAGATAGTCACTGTAGTTGCTGGTCCTCACGGGTACACCTTGACGAAACTCGGCCGGTACGTCTTCGGAGGCCGATAGCCAGGGGCCCGCAACTTGGGGCTGTCCCGGAGCAACTCACGCACGAAAGTTGGGTCCTCCATGCAGCCGGGGTTCTCTTGGCGCAGGCGGAAGAACGTCCTCGCGTCGATGGAGCCTATCTTCTGGCCGATGCCGGGGATGTGGACGGAACCCTCGCGCCCCAGCTTCTGTGCGATCTTCGTCTGCTCGTCGCGGGCGCGGGCCTTCTCGGCAGGCAGCTCGGCCTGGACCTTGCGGTTCATGGCCTGGCGAAGCTCTTCAACCTCGTCTGGGCTGTCTGTCGTAATCATGGAAAGGGAATGGGAGCAGCCGTATGCCCTACGGCTGCTCCCTGCATAATCCCGTGCGTTACGCCGTGGCGGTCGGGTCGTACAGGCCCAGGAGGATCGTCATGAACCCGGTCGTGAAGCTCGACGCGAACCCGCAGGTGCAGGTCAGGACGGCCTGGAACGTGACCGAGGCCACGCCCGTCGAAGAGGCCGGCGTCGCAACCGTTCCGGGTCCATTCGGGGGCTGGTAGACGCCCGCCGTCAGGATCGAGAACGAGCTGGCGAAGGCGGTCGCCGTCGTGGTTGTGCCGATGGTGCATCCGAACGAGCTGGCCGCAGCCGAGCCCGCGAATGCGACCGGGATGTCAACGAGCAGCGAGGTCGCGATCCAGGTCGTCGGGGTCGTCCCCAGCGTGACCGTGATCGTATCGGCGCTGGCGCTCGACCCTGCGGCCTGGAAGACCGTATACGGAATCTGATAGCGGGCCGTGAAGGCTCCGCCTCCCGTGCTGCGTTCCGGCAGGATGAGGGGCGAGATGTTCGCCCCGGCAAGTGCAACAGTGTAGTTAGCCATGGTAGTGGTTCTCCGGTGTTATGAGCTGGCGTAGAACTTCCCGAGGCCCTTCGGGTTCTTCACCATGAGCGTGAGGACCGTCTTGATGAGGCCTCGCCTGCCGGCGCCCTGGTCGGGCAGCTCCTGGTTGTTGAGCCCGATCATGTAGCCGATCCCGACGAGGTCGGGGTCGATCACGTAGCCACGCGCACGGGACTGGTTCGAGTGAGGGAAGCTCGTGCCCACGGTGCCAGAGGCACCCTGAGACTGGGAGAGCAGGCCGTTGAACAGGTCCGGTACGATGGTGACCGTGTGGAAGTCGCCGTTGTAGAGGTCGACATGGAGGTCAATCTCGTGCTGCTCCGCAGCTTGGACGACCTGGTACGTCTGGGTTGTCCCAGAAGCTCCGGTCACCCGCTGGAAGAGCGAGATGTACTTCTTCAGGTTCGAGCCCGCCGTGAGCGTGTAGGCGCGCTTGCCGCCGTTCTGCTCGTAGATGGACTGAAAGACCGTGTTGAAGTTCGTCTCCGTCAGGGACGCCGTCGCCGTGTTGTTCAGCGAGTTGGTCGGGGTGACGTAGGCCGTGGGGACGGCGTGAACCGTCTGCGTGCCGCCGATCCACATGCCGAGGCCCCTGAACAGGTACGGGACGCTGCCGTTGTCGGCCTGCATCTCGTTGTCGGAGCCGATAGCGGCCTCGATGTCGCGCTTGATCTCGCGCAGCTTCTTCATCTTGGCGTTGGCAACCTCGTTCGAGATGCCCGCCACGTCCGCTGCCTCGACGATGTCCGACACGGCCCACTTCCTCCAGAACTTCTGGACGTAGTTGCCGATGCGGGCGCGGTTCTCGGCCGCGTTGTCGAAGGTGGAGGCGTCAACGCCCTCCAGGACGCCCGAGAAGTTCGGGGGGAACAGGTTGTCGACCTGCCACTCCTGGTAATAGGAGGTCGGGCGGGGCGACTTGTTGAACATCGAGAGCTTAGGGGTATCCTCAGGCTCCAGAATGGTAAGGAAGTCCGTGAGGTCTTCCCTGATGCCGGCTATATTATAGGTCGTTGATTCTGCCAAAAGTTAACGTGTTGTGCGTGATGTTTCCTGCTTCAGGAAGTACGCCTCCACGTCCCTGCCGGTGACTCCTTTCTTTCCCTTCAGCTTCTCAAGATCAGCCTGTAGCTCCTTGACGGCCTTCGTGTCTCCGGGCTCGCGTGAGGGCGCGAATCCGGCCCCGCTTGCTGTCTGCGATCCGGGGGCCTTGGGCTTGGGTGCCACGACGGGTTCGGCCTTCTTTCCGTTGGCGCGCATCCGTCGCTGCACATCGAGGAGACCCTGCACCTGCACGGCTGCCATGAATGAGGCATTAGGCCTCTTCGCGACATCCGGGTCCCCTAGAATCTGCATGTAGGTCTGATAGCCTTCGCTTGTGCGATCCTGCATCCAGCCCTCGGACCCAAAGGTCTCGGCGGTCTGCCGGTCGAACTGGGCCTTCTGGTGGATGAACTCCTTGCGCTTCGGGATGTCGCGCGAGACGAACCTTTCGGCGTTGCGCACAGCATTCCTCAGGGCCTGCTTGTCGTAGACCTTGTCGCCCAGGCGAGCCTCGTTGACCTCGGCGTCAAGTTGGGCCTGCGCCCAGTCCTTGACCTCCAAGGCCTCGTCGACGCGCTTCTGCAGGTCCGCTGGGTCCATGACATCATGGAGCGGATCGTCGGGTCGTGACTCGACCCGGGGCGCCTTGGGGGCAGTCGCCGCTGCGGGAGGGATCGCGTTCGCGAGAGCCTTCAGGCGGGAATTTTCCGCCTCAAGAGCCTTTCGCTTGTCGACCTCCTTCTTGATCCGCTCGGCTATGCGGTCCTTCAAATCTTGAGAGAGAGTGGAAAGAGCTTCGTCGGGCGCCTCGACCTCGGGCTCGGGCTTCGCAGCCTTCGCCTCCGGCTCTATCGCCTTGTCCTGCGGGGAGGCGGGTGCCTCTTCCGAAGTCGCGGTAGTGGGCGTTTCCTCTGCCAGCTTGGGGGCTGGCGTCGGCTCGGCGTGTTCCGCGCTTTTTGCCGCCTGGGCCGAAGCTGCTTCCCGTTTAAGAAGCATCTGTACAGCCTGCGGGCCTTTCACGCCTACGCTTTTTTCAACCGTTTTGGAGGGTTCGGAGGTAACCCCAGTTTCAGTGCTCATCATGGTGTAACGCACCAGGGACGTTAGAACTACAACGGCTTTTCCGGGGGCCGAGGAGACCCGTTGCCCCGTAGTTGGGGCGGCGATACATGTTAGTCAAGGGATTTGGATGAAAAATCTGCGACCATGTCCTTAATGTCCGTGTAGCAACGGATTTCGCCCAAAGATGCGGCGACGCGTCCGAGGTTTTCCACTACGTCGTTGCGGCAGGCATCGCGCAGGGCGGCTTCGCGCATCCGCTCAATCTCCTCCATGAACCGCAGGAAGGGTTCATGGGTCGCCAGGATGCGGATGCTCTCCCGCAGGGCGCTGCGACGTTCGTCGAGGCTCATGATGTTCCCACGGGCAGGGTTGCCCTGCCGAGAGGCCCGTGTGACGGCGTGCCCGTCCCCTTGGCCGCGTCGGAATGCCTTAAATTCAGTTGCCGACTACGGTACGTGGCCGCGCAACGGCCTAGCCGTGGAAAGGTCATGAACCCACCTCCTCATCGGTCCCATCCCAGAGGAACTCCGAGACGGGCAGATGATCCCCGCAGCCCATGCAGAACGTGGCCCCGTAGAACTTCGGGTCCCGGGCGTAGGTCTCGCAGAGCGCGAGCCCCATCGTCGTCACCGTGCCGCAGGTCTTGTGGATGTACTTGCGACGCACAGGGCGCACGAAGCCCTTGGCCCGTTCTTCCTCGGAAAGGACGAGGTACTTCTCGTTCTGCCCGTCCGGCCGCGTCTTATGCAGGTCCGGGTCCTTGGGGTCTGTCGTCAGGCTCATGCTCCGAAGCGGCCGATCTTGGCGTTGTTCTGCTGGGTCGCCTGGAACTGGAGCTGCTTGGCATACTTCTGGACGCGCTCCTGGAGGGAGGGGTCGCCCATCATCCTCTGCTGCACGTCGGGCGACTGCATCCACTTCTGGATGACCTGCATCCCCAACTGCGGGGGTGTGCCCAACTTGATGTCCTTGTCGATGCCGGCGTACATCTGCGTCAGGTCTCCCTGGACCTGGGCCTGCACCTGCTGGGCGCCCGTGTCTGCCGGCAGGACCACCTGCTCGGCGATGGCCGGGTCAATCGACTGGATCAGGAGCGGGATCAGCTTCGAGGTGTCGATCTGGCCGTTCGAGTCGAAGGAAGCCTTGATCTTCGCGATGGCCTCGAACTTCTGAATCTGGGTCTCCTGGTCGAGGCTCTGAACGTCGAAGGAGAGCATGACCTGGTAGTCCTCCTGCGGGTCGCCCTTCTCCATGACCTGCATGGGGGCCTTGGCGAGGCCGGTCACGCGGAAGAGCTGCTTCGCGTCCCCGTACTGCTGCCAGAGCTTCCAGACCATCCGATAGACCTGGGTCCAGCACTGGAGGTACTTGTCGATTTCATACTGGCCGATGGAGGCCGCGAGGGACGGGTCGTCGACGCCTGGGTTGATGACGCCCTCATACTCGTTGAAGGTCCGGACGAGGATGCTCTCGGATTCCTCCGTATTGGAGTCGCCCATCGGGTGATCCGCATGGTGATACTCGCCCGGACGCCTCTCCGGGACGCGCGCCCCGGGACCCCAGCGTGTCGGGGGCCTGCCCAAGGGGTACATGATCGGCGGCATGATCGCGATGGAGGCCGCGTCGATGCGGGAATCCCGATGCGCCTTGATCTGGTCCTGCCAGCTCTTGCCTGGCTCCGGGACGCCGCGCGTATCATGGAACTTGCGCGAGAGGAACTCCCTCGGGAACTTCACGAAGGGGTACATGCCGTGCTGGTAGCCGAGGAGTCCGAACTTGGCATAGCCCTTACCGGGCGAGTCCTGCGTGATGAACGGGTTGAAGATCGTCAGATAGATGCCCGGGACCCCGTCCTCGTCGGACAGGCGCTGATAGCTGTACACGACGCCGACCAGGTCCGTGTACATGATCTTCCTGTCGATATAAACGAAGGACCGGCTGATCGGCTGCAGGGTCGAGTCCGGGACGGTCGTAATCATCTTGCCCCGGCACTTCTTGATCGCCTCCTCGACCCAGTCGGCGTCCCAGTCCTCAGTCCGCACGAAGCTGCGGAGCTGCTCGGCCGAGAAATACTCGACGCGGAAGATGTAGGGCGCCGTCTCGATGTCCGTCGCCCAGGACGGGACGAAGACATCGCGATCGAGGCAGAAGGCGCGTATCACGGGCCGGCTGATCTCGGGCCCCAGAACCGGGACCGTCGTCTCCCGGTCCTTCTTCAGCTCGCGGAGCATGGTCTTCGCCTTGCGCCCGGAGACCCCATAGATTTCCTCGAAGACAGCCGCGATCTTGTCCTGGAGGGCCGGATGCTTGATCGCCGTGTCCACGTCGAGCTGCGGGAACTTCGCCTTGAAGTCGTCCAGCTTGAGCGTCTTCAGGGTCTTCTCCTGAATCGTCTCCCAGAAGACGCCCATGAGGCCGATGCCCTTTTCCAAGATGTAGTTCCCGAGCAGCTCGGCCTCGCGCTCCTGGTGGGGGACTTGGGTCGAGACCAGCCAGCGCAGGAAGTTGCCCACGACCTCGGCCCGTTCGACATCGGTCCCATTCACGGGAACCGCGACCATGTTCGCCTTCTTGAGCGCCAGGCCATACCGGGCCAGCTTGTAGCGGATCACGGCGTCGACCATGTAGACCCTCAGGTCGCTGGCCCCATCCCACGGCGTCGGGTCGCTCTTGCCGCTGCCCTCGCGCGAGTGCTTCTTGCCGTCCGCGCTCTGGCCGTTCCAGATGGCGTAGCGGGTCTCGTAGTTGAGCCGGCACTGGTCGACAAAGGGCTGATTATCCGAGACGGTCATCTCGAAGGCCTGGAGGACCGTCTGCATGTTGGGGCCGTCCCCCTCGCTCGGGGCCAACTGGAACGCCGGGTCCCGACGCTCTTCGGTTGCTGTTCCTGTTCCGTCGAAGCTGCTCATATTGCGATCTTGTCACGCACGGTAACGGGAGCCTGTGTGGGCGCCTCCTGTCCGGGGGGCTGTTCGGGATACCCTCGGCCACCATCCCAGTGCATGACATAGAAACCCGTGTCCGCGTAGATGGGGAAGCCCGCCTCCCGGCACCTCTTGCAGAAATAGAAGTCCTCCGTGAGGAAGGTCGGCTTGTCGAAGACCTCGTCCGTCACGATTCCCTCGGAGAAGAAATCCCACTTGGTCTCGCCCCTGTGCTCCGCCCAGTCCTCGATGTGCGCGATCTCGGGGTGTTCGCGCCTGATCTTCTCAAACACCTCGCGCCGCACGAGGAGGAACCCGGTCCCGACTGCGGCCATTTCCTGCAGGCGCGTCTCGGGGTCCGGGCGCTTGCCCTCGATGGCGCGGCAGGACCAATCCAGTCCTGGCTTCTTGTGGCAATAGGGACCCCAGACCACGGGCTTGTTGTGCGAGATGAGGCGCTCGACGTGGCCCGGGTCGAAGGAGATGTCCGTGTCGAGCGACAGGTACAGGTCCGCGTCGCACTTCGTTAGGAACTGGTACGCCAGGCTGTTCCTGGCCTTGTGTATCCCGCCCTGCGATACATTGGAAATCGTGACCCGGAACTTCCCGCAGTTCACCAGCGCGATCATGCTCATCATGAAGCGCGTGTGGACCCGGTTGTCGTGCGAAGTCATCGCGACAAACAGGTGAGGAGGGAGCGGGGCCGTGGGCGTATGGCCGTTGCGTGAGAGGTCGATCATGTTCAGTAGGAAAAGGTCTTGCCGGGCGCCGTCATGGCCGAGGGCTCGATGAAGTCGGCGCCGGTCTCCAGGAGGTAGCGGACCACGTCGATGCCGTCCTTCCAGACCTCGGTCCGCGTGCAGCCCGTGAAATTCTTGAAGCACTCGATGAGCTGCTCGCAATTGGACGAGACGTAGAGCTGCGGATGATTCATGACCCCGACTGGCTTCGACTCGTCATAGCCCAAGCGGTCGGAGATGAGGGAAATCCCGTGCTCCACGTCGAGGCCTGGGGCCGCGATCAGGATCATCCCGGCGTCCTGCATCTCGGAAATGATAGAGGTCGCCGACTCGCGGCCGGGCACAGTCGAGGCCCCGAGGCGCGGGTCAATGACGCGCTCAAAGACATCAACGCCGTCAGAAGCCTCCAATTCCTTAATGGTGTCGACGTAGTCGTAGATGCCGAAGCCATTCGGGCGCATTGCGGGCCCAGGTGAGCCATCCAGTTTCTCGCTCGGCTCGCCCCAGGCGCCGGCTCCGATGTCCGGCCAGTCGCGGTAAATGTAAATCGTCCCATCGCGTGCGACCGCAGCCCAGATCATGAACCACGGCTTGCGGCCGGACGGGTCGATGACGTGGTAGAAGGTGAAGTTCGAGGTGGGCTCGGGCTCGTCCTTCTTCTTCCAGGGCAAATCGTCGTCCTTCACGATGTGGACCTTGTCCGAGAACTTCGGGAACTTGGTCGTCGAACTGCGCGTCGGAATCCCATGGGCCACAGCCAGCACCTCGGCCTCGGGGCGCCCGCGCATCCGCTCGATGGTCTCAGGCGGGATGAAGGGGTTGTCCTGGGTCCAGAAGTAGTAGATACGCGTCTGCTTGCGGGTCAGACTCTCCTGGGCGACGGGAATCTCCCTGCCCAGGAGGCCTGAATAACGACGCCTAAGGGTCTTAGTACGGCCCAGCACATCGGCTATTAGGGCGCTCCAGCCTTGGATCGTCGTAAATGAGAGGAGCACCCGGCCGCGCACGTCGAAGGTCCGCGTCAGGAGGCGCTCAAACATCTTCTGGGGCATCTCCTCGTCGCCCCAGATGGCATGAGCCAGGAACCCCTCCACGACCTGGGCGTCCTGCCGGTACTGCGAGTAGTTACCGAAGACCAGCTCCGCGCCCCGGGCGCAACCGGGCTTGGGCGGCAGGATCAGCTTGTTGCCGACAAAACCGTTCCGCTGCGTGTAGGTCGTCGAGAATGTCCCGCTCCTCTTGCCCGACAGGTCCCTATACTTCTTGGGGAGGCATTCCCAGATGAAGCTCTGCTGATCCGTGACGCTCCGGGCCTCCGAGATGTGATAGGCCCGCAGCTTGCACTCCGGGATCGTCTCCAGGAGGAAGACGAGGAGCCGGGCGACGAAGGTCGACTTGCTGGAACGGTTACCACCCAAGATGACGTGCGTGTGGTAGTTCTTCCACTCAGCCATGACCTCGCGCCATGAATCGAGGACCCAGCCGAAGGCCACGGGATCGTCAGCGGCCATGCGCTCGATCCGCTCGCGGTTCTCGAAGTCGCGCGAAAGCTCCCCTGCATCGAGGGAGTAGTCCTTAGTGTCGTACCCGGGCCACGGGATGCCAAAATCAACGGGTACTCGGTCGGCGTAGTGGATCAACCAGCCTCACTTTTGGACCTCTTTCTGTTTTGAACCCTGGAGGGTCTGGAGCATCTCCTCCCTCGTGACCTCGCGCTTCTCTGGCGCCTCCGCCCCGGCAATCTTGCGAGCCGCAATCTCCGCATCGAGCACTTCGACGCAGGTCATGACCTCCTGCGGCTTCATCTCCGGGAGCCGGCGCACCATCTGGCGCACGGCCCGGTTGCGGGCTACCTCCAGCTCATGGAGGGCGATGGGCCGGTCATCCTGACGCAGTTCGGACAGTCGGTCTGACTTGGCCAGCATGATCGGGTCCTGCACCCCGTTCTGGCGCCGACGCAGGAACGCCGGGGCCAGCATCCGCTGATGCTGCTCGTCCGTCAGGTCGGCAGGAAGTGTGGGGACTTCCTCCACTTACTGGAAGTGCTCGGAGCCTTCGCCCTTTCCAGGGCCACGGCTGGAGCCGGCATCGCTACCCTTGCCGCGACCGCCTTTGCCCTCGACCCCGGAGCTGCCCTCGCGGACCGGGTAATGCTCGCCCACGCCGACATCACCTGCTGAGGGGATTTCACAGTGTGTGCCGCAGGAGCGAACCTCGGCACTTGAGTTGTGGCGGCGTTCGATGCCCGCCACGTAAGCCATTGCTGATTTTGTATTCATGGAAGAGTGTCGTCTATCCACTTGATGAGGACGGGCGACTGGAAGCGGGGCCGGAAACCGTTGTCGTGAATCCCGAGCCCGCCGTTCTGCTCGAACCCGCAGGAGCAGGGGTTGGTTGTGCAGAAAGCATTCCCAGGCCTGATGCTCACGGCCTTCCATTTCGGAAGCTTCGCCTCGTGCGGAGGCTTGCCGATCATGAATTCGACAAGGTCCGTGAAATCCTCTCGGAAACCGTGAATGCCAATATCGTGATCTCCCTCAAGGTCGGGTGCCCGGATGTTTTCCCCTGGCTCTGGCGTCGGGAACGCCAAGACATTCTTGGAAATGACCGGAGCTGCCAATGCTCCGAGCCCGAGGAATCGCAGGAAGCCGCGCCTAGTCATGGCTCATGCCAGGGTAATTGGCATAGACGCCCGGCTCACGGCGCGGCTTCCCTGTAGTCTGTCCGTACTCCGAAATCTTCGCCAGGCGGTTCTTCGGGTGCATCCTGTCGACGCCCGTGTAGTGATGATCCTGTGACGGCATCTTCTTCGGGTCGGCCATGCGAGCCTTGAGCGACAGCTTCATCGAGTACGCGTGGGAATTGTGTCCAGAAAAGACCTACGTCAAGAACTAGCTGATCGCTTTCCACTCGGAAACGAGCCGGTCGTAGTTCTGCTTCGCCTCCTTCTCCTCGCGGACCTGTTCGTCGCCGATGATGATGGCGAACTCCTCCCGGACGCTGGCCATCTTGAGGTTGATCGCGACCCCGGTCATGCGCCAGACGACGGACGCGATCCACGCGCCCTGGCGCTTCTCCAGTTGGCTAATCATCGAAATGTCCGACAGGTCGATGTGGATTCCGTTGAAGGTAGTCTTGCTCATAGATTTAACGGCGCCATACACGCCAGCCTCCCTGTCGTTCATCTGGGTTTTTCTCGATGGGGAAGGTCTGGCCAATGAGCCGGCCCCGGGTTGCGCCCGCAAGCTGCTGCTCCCGCAGGCTCATCCAGGCCAAGACCTCGCGCCTCTTGTGCTCAGGCAGGTCGAAATCGTCCTCTAGGACCATGACCTTCTGTAGCTCGTTGCCCAATTCCCGCTTCACCCGGGCCCATTTAACCCCTTCTGGGACCGGATCGCGCACGGGTTTAAATTCCGGGTAACGATAGGCGTCGGGGCTCGACTGGATCGGAACCGGCTCCGGGACTGAGACCGGCTTCCATCCCGGGGCCCCGACGAAGGCCTGGATCATCCCGTGCCTCTTCATATAGGCCACGGCCTCGTCCGGGAGGCCCTTGTTCATGAGCTGCACGACGTACCTCTCGCGGCCTGGACGTGCGTTCCTCATCCGCTCCTCACGTAGTCGATGATGTCCGGGGTCTGGGGGTCGGGCCCGATCACGGTCCCGTCCTTCCTCACGGTCGTGAACCAGGCCGAGAGCGTCGCCGTGGACAGCATGTGCCCACGCTCCATGGATTCCAGTATGAGGGTCTCGGGGTGGAGCGGGGCGCCGGCCTTCAGCATCTCAGGCACGCGCTGGAAGGTCGTGAAGTAGACCGGGGCCGCGCTCTCGCCCAGGACCGCAACGCGGTCATTGATGCCGCCCCAGCGACTCCACCAGGGCGTGAAACAGAAGATTGGATTCACCCTCTTAGGCCACTTGAACCAGTGGAAGTGCAGGTCCGGGCGAATGCGCAGGAACATGTCGAAGCGAACGCCCTTCGGCGCCTCCTTCAGGAAGAACTCCCAGCCACGATTCAGGGCCCAGAGCTGCTTCAGGATGCCCATCGGATGCGCGCTCGGAGGATACGCTCCGAAATCGAGGCCCGAAGGGGGAAGCTCCAGGGTCGGCTGCTCGACCTTCTCGATGAAGACCCTCTCCTTCGGCATACGCCGAAGAAGAAGATCCATTTTCGAGGCGTCGGCATCATCCGCGACCGAAACGAAAAAGTACGGGTCCACGGCCTTCCTGTAGACAATCCAGAACTGGTTGTCCCATACGCGCTCGAAGCTGCGGGCCTGTCCCGAGATGATTATTGCCGTGGCCATAGAGTCCCGTTCGTGAACTCGCGCACCTTCTTCTTCACCTTCGCCGACACGTAGGGGAGGGGAATGACGACGACCGGCCTCCAGAGCGGGTCCCTCTTGCCATAGGTCTCGTAGATTACCTGCGGCTCTATATCCATGGTCTTCGTCCAGCCGAAGCGCGGCCGATTGTCGGGGGTCTTCATGGGTTGCGGGCGAGGACGAGGAGGCCGAACGGGTCGATCAGGAACTCCTCGATGCGCCATTCGCGGTCGGCGTCGCTCATACGGCCATGTGCTCGCGCTTCATCTGCCCATCCGGGTTTGCGACATAGGAAGCGTCTTTGATCGCATTTGGATACGCCTTCAGGGCCTCCCCCTGCTTCATGTTCGCGAGTGGGGTCCCCTCAATCTCGGCCGTGCCTGAGAGCTGGTAGGAATCGAGCGGCAACTTGCGGATGAAGGCCATGGTCTGGGCCCGCTGCGCATCGGTTTCGCCAGGGAGCCCGACCGTGAATGTCCCGTGGACCGTCATGCCCAGCTCCTTCAGGTAGTGGACCGTGGCCTCGCCCTCCGCCAAGTCGAGGCGCTTGTTGATGATCTTGTCGATGACCTCCTGTGAGCCTGACTCGAATCCGACCTTCACCCCGAAGCAGCCCGAGTCCTTCATCTCCTTCCAGACCTCGCGGGTCGAGGTGTCTGCCCGGCACATGGCCGACCAGGGCAGCTTCACCTCGCGCATGACCTCACACATTTCCAGCGTGTGCTTGTTGACCAGGTTGAACGTGTCATCGTCGAAATAAATGCTCCGGTACTTGTAGCGGCCGATCATCTCATCCAGGTACGCCTTCATATGCTCCTTGGAGTAGACCCGGACACTCCTCTTGCCTGAGCCCGTGGGATCGTTCCCGGTCATGACCGCAGGCCAGACACAGAAGCAGCACCTATACGGGCATCCGCGCGAGGCCCAGAGCTGGAGGTGAGGCCAGACCTGGCCCCGGGGGTTCGTGTCACAGTAATGGGTCGCCGTGATGTCGTCCATCATCGGGATCGGGGCAGAATTCATCTCCTCGACCGTCAGGAGGTCGTTCTCGACGAGACCCCTGGCGCCGTTCACGACCTTGACCGAGCCTTTCTCGTACTCGCCCTTGATGTAGGCATCGGCTAATTCCTCGGCCGCGTGGCCGGCGATGGGCCCGGTCAGAATGACCTTGGTACGCGGACTGCTTGTTCGGATGCGCGCGAGCAACTTCTTGTCGTGCCCCCAGGCGCTGGTCGCGGACTCGATGAAGATGAAGTCCGGCATGAGCCACGCCAGATAGTCGAAGAATGTCGCATAGCTCTCGCCCCTCGTAATCGAGTCCCGGAAAATGACCTGGGCCTCAGGGACCGCCTTCTGGACGTAGCTCGCGGCATAGCCCATGAAGAACGGGAACGGGTAATAGGCCCCGAACCGGAAATGGTCCGGCAGGTACGCGGCCTTCTCCGTGAACGGCCACCGTGAGCCCGCGCGCCGGCCCTGACGGAGCATATAGGACCCATCCGGGGCCTTCTCCTCAGACGACCACCAGGGCGGGTTCGAGAAGAGGATTTTCATGCGCGGCGCTTCTTCACGGGCCTCAACTTCTTCTTCATCGCCTTCCACTCGGCGCCGGAAACGCCTACGCGCTGAACCGGCTTCCCGAACTCGTCGCGTTTGACGCCGTGCATCCTCTTCGCGCTCACCTTGAAATAGTCCTCCATCTCCTGTGCCGAGATGCTATCGTCCCGGTTGTTGCTAGCCTGGCGATAGATTCCCGCGTAGGCCGGGGGTGTCTGCCCAAGAACGACAGTGATCGTGTCCTTCGCGGCCGGAGGCGGCATTGGAGCCGGCTCCGCCTTGTCCTCGGGAATGAACTTCACGAGGCCGAGGCCAAAGAACGACTTCATAAAGCCGCGACGGTTCAAGCGTTGGGCCTCGGCTGGGGATCAGGGGCGCCGTCGTGATACAGGAGCGACTCGTTCAAGGGCGCACTCTCCGATGCACGTCGGTCCTCGCGGACGAGGCTGCGCAGGTACATCCCGATCCCCCGGCGCCCATATAGGTCCCGGGCCCGGCCGACGCACCAGTCGTAGTCCTCCCGCTCAAAAGCCACGGACACCTTGGTCATCGGCTGCGCGTGTTCCGTATCCATGCGCGCAGGACACAAGAATCCTGACGCACCCCGCAACCTCTTTCTGCGGAATGAAGCTATTTGGAAGTTACCGGGAGCTACATCTCCCCGTTACCGACCACGGGGCCAGAAGTTCCCCGTGGAACATTCAGGCTCACGAGTCGGGAAATCTCAGCGTCACGTAGGGCAATGACTGCGCGTACCCCGACCAATTCCTTGGCCATCCGATCATCACACATAGCGATGTCGTCGGCCAGCAAACACCCCGGGAACCCATGGGGGCATTTCCCGATGGAATCCACTCCACAGTAGTGGCATGGCATGACCTTAGCCGCGATCCCGCGAAGGATGTCGTTTTCATCATGCAGGCGCTTGTTCTCCTGCATGTTCATGAGCGCGATCCGGGCCTCGACCGCGACCTGAGCCTTCAGCTCCTCGATCCGCGCCATCATCTTCCAGACTTTGTGGCTCTTAATCATGCGCTCGCGGTCCTCGGCGATGGCTCCGCTGCGGAACGCTGCGATCATTCCAGCTACTGCGGTGATGTCCTGGGTCTTTCCTGGATAGCTGACGCCCAAGAGAATGTCCCGCGCCAGCTTAGAGTCTCCTTCAAGCACCTCGAATATGCTCATTTCCCTTACCTACACCCTGTGTTGCCCCTTACAACACAAAACCCCAGCCTAATTCCACTCCAGGACCGTCATGAAATTCAGGTGCCCGATAACGAGGCTGATCGGGAAGTGGTACAACTTCCTCAGGCGCACGGTCGCTCCCGGCCGCAGGCCGCACTCCCCAAAGAGCTTCATCCACTCGTCCCGGGACAGGTACTTGTGCGGGCAGGCCACGCCGTGCTTCGTGTTGCCGACATAGTCCATCCCCCGCAGGAGGGTCCACGCCATGGGCCCGTTCCGGGGATGGTCCTTTAGGAGCACGCGCCCGGAGCCGACCCGCGCGGCCTCAGACAGGAGCCGCTTCTGGTCGAGGGAATGATGAACCACATCAACCAGCATCGAGACATCAAAGGTATTGTCAGCGAAAGGCAGCTTCAGGCCGTCAAACGCCGTGACAGGAATCCTGCAGCCCGGTCTCGACTGGACCTCGGCGCCCTTGATCGTGATGTCGCTGCGCAACCCCTGTAACTGCTCGGCGAACATCCCGTCCCCGCAGCCCACGTCCAGGACATTCGCACCAAAGGGGATCATCTGCGCCGCAGCCTCGGCCATCACGCGGACCCTGCGGGTATGCACGTAGTTGCCGTGGAGCTTGTCGACAATGAGCACGGGGGCTGAATCTGAGCCCGTGTGCTGCCTCCAGCAACACAAAACCCGGGCCCCAGCTTTTGTCTGAGCTTGCGCCACCAGACGCCCCATCGCTGGGGATTCCAGGCCGGGGCCCGGGAACATGAGCCACGCCATGAGCGCGACCAGTCGCCTGCAATAAAACGAAACCCGGGACCCGCCGCAAGGCGAATCCCGGGTCCGGTCCTAATCCGGGGCCTTGGCCCCGACTAATTTCAGCCTTCATCCACGAAGGTCTTCCTGCCCACCCGCTCACATACCGAGGCGAAGACCCCGTCCAAGAGCCCCGCGATGGTCGGGCAGACCACCTTAAGGACGAAGTACAGCCCCACGACCAGGGCCAGAACCAGCCCCAGCGCGAGCTTCTTCCTGCGCACGCGCCGCAGCCCGTGCGACGTGTGTCGCTTGGTCTTCATGGCGTGTGAGGGGGTTCATGGACGGGATAGTGCGGCTCTGGAGCCGCAGTGGAGCCGGGGTAGATGAAGGAGGCCTAAAGCTGCGTCAAGAGGGAAAGCGCGCCATATACCCGCGCCGGGCAGGGACCTCTCTCAGGATTGCAATCTCTCATGCTCCACCCGGAACATCGAATCCCTCCCCGAATAGGCCAGCTTCAGGTTGAACGCGAACCCGGCTATTTCCTGCATCGTGTCCGAACCCCAATCCTGATCCGCCTGCATCTGGGCAAGCGTCAGTTCCGCGAACCGCACCAAGGCCTCGCGCCGGACCAGGTCGCGCCTTGTGCGCTTCATTCCGGGGGAAATCTCTCGTTGATGCTCCTCGCGGCCTCACGCAGCCCTGCGTCGCATTCCACCCTGATCGCAGCCCCGGCCTTCTCCAGCTCAGAGGCCAGACTGCCGAGGGTCATCATCTTCATCCCTGCCGGGGTCACGGAGAGGACTAGCTGCCCCAGCTTGTCTGTCGCCGGCACATAGCTGCCCGTTTCTATGGCCCCAAACGGGACCCCGGAAACAAACACGTCCGTGCGCGAGGGATGAACACAGAGCAGGATCGAGACAGATTCCGGATCGGGCATGACCCGGAGCAAATCCGCTTCAGGGTGCTAATGTCAACACAGGGTGAAGCTGCGTCAGGCGCTAATCCTGGGCCTGATTTGGGCTGGGGTAGGGGGTGGATGAATTACTATACCCGTAGGCGGGAGGGCCAACCCCCTCCCCCACTGGGGCCCGGCCGCGAGCAGAAAGTTTTCAACCCTTGGACGGTTTCATAAACCATTCAACTTCAGAGGAGAAACACGGGCCATTGCTCGTTTTGTGGCCCAGGAAACGAGCAAGAAACTCTTGACGAGACGCGAGGGGGTAAAAATGTGATCGTCGCCGGCAACGTGCCCAAACGGTCCACAGTCTCGCAGCAAGGAATCCCCAAGGCCAGCCCAAGCCCGGGTCCCAGACCCGCATCGGAGCGTAGCTCAGGAGCCAGTAAAGGGCAGCTCCAGGGGCCAGCCCAGGTCTAGACTAGGGGATGGTTCAGCTCAGGTCTTGGGCCCTACAGTGGCCCGGGAAAGGGCCAGGAATAGGGCAAAAAAAGCCCGGTCCAATTACGGACCGGGCTTGGGGATGGGCTAGGGCTCGCGTTAGGTCTCTGTCATTGTGTCGCGATTAGCCCAGTCTTTAACTTCCTCGGCTTCGCTCTCGGGGTCATCGAGCAACGCATCGGCCTGAGCCCATTCGTTAGCTTCGATCGTATCAAAAACCCATTCGGAGGAGCTGAGATAATCCGCGAGACAGCGAATGGCTTTGGCGAAGTTTCCCCATCTGATGACCTTAGGACCATCCCAAGAATCCACTGGGGCCATGCCGTGGACAACAAGCCAACCTCCGGAACGGCCTTCGCTGTAGACGTTGTCATAACTGCTCTTTAGATACCGTTTGGCAATATCCGGAGCCTCCTCCCAGAACTGCTCAATGGCGGATTCCCAAGCGTAGCGGGAGGCCTTCTCTGCAGTCTCGCGACAGCACTTGAACCGTTCCATAACGGATTCAATTGAGATGAACCTATGGCATTTGATGTTAATTGCCGGATGTGCGGGGCCACGGTCCGAATGGAAATCAATGTCTGATTTTTTCATGGGGATGGGTTAGCTTAGGGGAAGCCTGCGCTTAATGAGTCGGCGCCGTTCCGAGTCGCGAAGGCAACGAATCCGGAACCGAGTATAGCCAGGGTTAATGATAACAAGGCCGTCTGTCAGTTCGGCCAAGGCTTCGCGATAGCGGGGGGAATCAAAACTCATGATTGAACCTCCGGGTTGACGCTGGCATTCGCTTGGTTCCAGCCCATGGACTGGGCAAAGGAATCAATTTCACGCCATGAGATGCGATGACATCCGGCAATGATTCCGGATTCATTAACAACATCTAGGCGATAGGGCCCGATAGCGTGCGTCTCGCCATTTGTGCGCCAGTGCTCCGCGCGGACTTGAATAGCCTTCGCAAAACGGTAGGTCCGTTCGGCGTCAGCTAGGGGAACACGTACGCCTTGCGAGGTCTCTAGGTCTGGGCCATTGGCCCGGACTAAGGCGCCGTCGCTGTAATTCCGGATTGAATGCGAGGAACCAATTCCGTTGCGCCAGTCTTGGACCTGTCGGGCTTGGACTTGGCTTTGGTTCTCCGGAGTTAGGTCATCAAAGCGGCCGGACCATGCGTCAGTCTCGCGATGAATGAAGCGATGGGCTTCGGCGTTACTGTCGGCGATGCGCATCGCAATTTGGCGGTCCATTTCAGCCTGATGCGTTGCGTTGCGTTCGGCGACACGGGCCCGGATTGCTGAGGCAAGCTCAGGGTCTTGGGCCCCGATGCGCTCCAATAGCCGTGCGTTTCCCTCTGTCGCGAGGTCCGTTATGCGACTGGGCCAATTGACATCGGCGAGGTTCAGCCTTGCTAGGCTGATTTGGTCCGCGAGCGTCTTGCGTTCCCTGCGCACTGTGGCCGTAGCCAATTTGGCGATGCGACGCTTGCGCAAAAGCCCAAGGTAATCGGGCGCCGTGTCTGTCATTGCCTCAGCCTCCGCTATTTGGGAGCGAATCTTGGCGGCCGATAGCTTGAACACTTCGGCAACGCGCAATTCCTGTCGCATAGCCGAGAGCATGTTGGCCCATTGCTCCGCGCGGATTCGAGCGTAACGGCTAGGCTCCGCATCGCGAATCTTGCGCCAGGATTTGGCGAAGTATCCGCGCAAGGTTGCCGGGGTGTAGCGCATCGTTTGGCCATAGGAGCCAAGAGAGACCCGAAACACGGGGTTTGCCGAGGGGATTGCGCTTAGGGCCCCGCTTTGATGCTTTGAAGTTGTGGGGGAGAACGTATGCGTATCCACAACATAAACACGGCCGACAGATGCCGGACCGTCCATTATTTGGGCAATATCCGTCCTATAGGAGCGGAGAATTTTGCCTTGGAAACCATGGTTTCCGTTTCTGCCAGTACTTGCCCAGTCTTGGGCTTGGTGGGCCCACAGATGCGGGACCTCATCGGGTCTTACTACGTGTCTCATTTGTTTTTGAGTGTCGCATTGGCCGGAATTAGCCGTTGCGAACGATTCAGAAACTACGCTATTTCAGAGGGAAAACAACACAAAAGGAGCACAAGTGCGCCATATGAAAATACCTAACAAATGGGCCATGAAATATAACGCCAAATACCGCGCGGAGCATGAGGGAGAAGCCAGGGAAAAGCTCCTGAAGTTGCGCGCGTTCCATCGCTCCAAGCTGAGGGTTTTACAGCGTGCCATTATACGGCGCTTTGCGGAGGTGACCGGTCCATCACTAGGCCTGCCAGGATGGATTCTAATCGGCTATCCGAGTGCAATACAGGTTCGAACGTGGCTTGGTTCGAACATGGCCCGCAAGCTTGGGGTCCAAGAATACCTCCCGACTCTCTTTTTGCCTCTGATTAGCTTCGAACGTGCCCACTCCTGTTTGTGGCTTCATTTGATGCCTACTTCGAACGTGCGCCGCACTGAGCGCACAGTGGCAAGCGCGCTTCGAACAATGGGCCATGAGGCAATCGAGGTTCGAACAATAGCGGAGGCAGAGGCCGCTATCATCAACTACATGCGCGGTCCGGACTAGATGCTATAGCTCGAACGTAGGGCGTCATTTATGAGACGCGAAACCATGGGCCCGGCTACTTTCAAGATGCGCCCGCGCGCTTCGGATTCGGGAGCCGCATAGCCGTAGGCCGTTCCATAGGCCTCCAGGAGCTGCGCCGCGATGCGAGTCCCTATCTCGGATTCGAACACTGCGGCTCGAACATGAGGCTCAGGCTGCGGCATCGCCTCGAACAATGCTCACGATCTGGTACTTGAGAATAGCCAGCTCGGATTCCGAGTTCGAACGCGCCTCGCGAACCATGAAGAGCATCTTGGCCGGGGTCTCATTGATGTCGTGGACCTTGAAGTCGAACACGCCGTCCTCGATTGTATCCCCGATTCGAACATAGCGTGCGCACATCCGCTGGCGCCCAGGAGGGGGGTCAAGGGGGAGTGGGTCGTGGCGCGGGACCTCGAACGTGATCCTGCCTGCGCCTTCGCCGTCCAGGAGAAGCGTGGCCGGGTCATGCTCGCCTCCGACGTAGCAGGATTTGACTCCGTGGCCTCTGATCCGATGACAAGCCGTATAGATGGCCTCGCCTGCACTCCAGGCGTCGATGTCGAGCAGGACGCCCGTGTCCATGGTGACGTGATAGGTCTGCTTCATCCCAGGGCGATGGCGTTGATTTTTTCCTTCAGGCCCTTTCTCTGGGCCATGAGGTCATTGTAACGTTCCATCGGGGCGCCGGGTTGGGGCACGACCTTCATGGACGAGCCTGCGGGAAAGAGTATGTCATTCAGCGCGTCCTCGACCTGCTTCACCTGGGTCTGCAGCGCGAAGAGGGAAGCCGAGCCCTGGCGCGTCCTCTGATCGCTGCCCGTTTTCTGGCGCCTATCCCAGAGACGGCAGGCCGCGCGCCAGTCCTTCATGCGGCTCTTGGAGCTGCCCACGATCCAGCCGACCATGTCGTAGTGATCGAGGAAGTCCTGCGGGTTCACGCGACTGCCCAGCTCCTGGAAATATTGCGTCACCTGCGCCAAGGTCGGAGGAATGCCGTTGACCGCGTCCGGCTTCACGCGGATGAACGCATCATAGCTGCCGGCGATGATGAGTTCAGGCTCGACGTTGCCCAGCTCCACGAGCTGAGGATACTTGCCGCAGAGCGCGGCCCAGCAACGGGAGCTGAAATTAGGAGGCATGGATCACGTCCTTGTACGCTTCGATGAAGAGCGCCTTGGGGTCGTTCTCATTGTAATAGACGCGGTCATGTGGCATCGTCCTTTCTCCCGGGCGTACAGCCCTTGATATAGCTCCAGAGGCCGCAGGCGTGCGCGAAGGCCCGGAAGTGGCCAGCGTCCCTAGGCCATTCTTTGGGGCCGCAGAAGGGCATATTCCTGCCGATGACCAGAGAGAAGAGCCGGTGATTGGCCGGCGTCCAGAACTGCAACGCCTCGCACTGGGCGTAGGCCGCGAGCTGCATCGGCCATTCGTCATAGAACTTGCCCTGAGGGACGCCGTTCTTCGTCTCGGTAATCTCCTGGGTCTTCAAGTCGATGATCGCATATCCGCCTTCCTTCAGTTCCACGAATGCGTCCAGGCGCCCGGCGTAGTAGTAGGCCGGGTTCGCAACCACCTTCTCGCTGTAGATCGTGCGCGCGACATTGGCGTCAGCCCAGCGCATGAAGGGCAGGAGGAGGTTCACCTGCTTGGGCAACTCGGGCGCCTTGGCGTTGACCAGGTACTCTGCTGCTAGGTCGTGGATCGCCGTCCCAGCCGAGGCCGCGTCAGAGACCTGGGCTTCGCTGTCGGCAAGTGCCCGGTGAGCGAAATCGTGATCGGTTTCATCTGGCCTTCGTGGGAGAGTGAGAGCTGCAAGGATGCCTTGTTCGACCTGCCAGTTGACGAGACCGGGCTTTCCCAAAACCGACAATACGTTGGTGACTGAACGCAGAGCACCCACCTTAGTGGCGTCCGTGATCCGCGCAGGCCGAAGACCCTTACCGTCAGCCCGGGGAACGTCGTAGAAGGGAGTTCCATCGGGCATGTACCAGTGCGTGGCGCGCTCTTTGCGGGCGATGAGCATGACTTCACCAGAATTTGGCTGAGAAGTGAAGGACGATGCAGGTCCCGGCGACGACGTAGGCCACGAAGAAGACAAGGAGGGCCCAGCACGCCGGGCTCAGGCCCGTGTCCTCTGCGCGCTCCTCTTCATGTTCGCGACAATCCTGATAGCCGTAGTCGGCCGTGTAGCCCGAGCTGCAGCTCGTGGTTATGCCCGCGATGGGCGCGGGGGTCTTTTTGCGTGCGCTCATGGTCAGAAGCTCGCGATGGTGACCACCGTCATGACGAGGTCCCTAATCTTGATCGGCTCCAGGAACACGTCCTTGCCGGCCCGCTCCGAGGCCTTCTTGTCGCGCAGCGTCTTCCTGAACGTATTGTGGTCGTCCAGGAGCTGCTTCACGGGGATGCCGAAGTACAGCTCCTGATCCGTGAGGTCGGTCAGCTCCTCTTTGCCTGTATGGAGGACAGACTTTTCAAGCGGGACGTTCTCGTCCTTGTCGGCGATGTAGACGCGGATGATTCTGCGGGTTGTTGCGGGCATAGTTGATTCAGATTCGTGGGTTGATTCAAATCCTGTGGCGCGCAGGAGGGTCTGAGCCTGCGGGCTCCAGCTTACCTGCGTGTTGGTGAAGTTCGGGCTTCCGTTGCTGATTGTCTGCTGCGAGAAGTCATTCGAGAGGCTGTAGGTCGCGGCGTTGTACGCGCTCGCGCACATGACCGGCATGTCAATCATGTCAGAAAGGCTCGTCGTCCTCCGCAGCCGAGGCTGCGCCCTCTTCGGGCTTTCCGATGAACGCCCCAATGTGCTTGGGGTCGTCGGCGTGGCTGCGAACATTCGCGGCCCGCGCAGCGGCTGCAGCGTTGGCGAGCATGGACGCTGCGCCAGGCTGAATCTGAACCTTGGGCGCCCGCACACGGATTCCCCCGGTCAGCTTCGTGCCAAAGCGCACGTTCGGATCGTCGTAGAGGACCACCTTGTGGCCCTCCCAGTGGTCGTCATCGCGGTTGCCCGTGATGGAGGCGATGGCCTCGCGGTTCGTATCGTTCCCAACAAGGGGCTTCTCCAGCTCCTTGAAGTAGATGCAACGCTTGATGTCTGCCTTATCGCCTTCCTTGGCGACGTTCACGTCCTCGCAGTGGTCGATGGTGACCAGTTGCGGGCGCGCAACGTCCGTGCGCTTCAGATACGAGCTTTTCTTCAGGTCGTCGATGTTCATGGATGAGAGAGGCGGGTGTTGAGGGCGTGCTTGGCGATGGCGTTCTCCAGCTCCAGGCGCCGGTACTTGCCCTTGACGTAAGGACGCACGCCGAGTTCAGGCAGGAGCCGGTAAAGAGCGGAGATGGACCTGCAACCCGTCAGGTACATGGCCTCCTTGACTGTAACGATGGCAGCGGGAGGGCCCCCGATCAGCCGGTCCAGCTTCGCCTCGATGCGCTCCAGGCGCACGGCGACGGGTTCAGCTTGGGGGGCCTGCACCATGACTACTTGAGCCTAGCGTTGACGACTCCGCGCTTGTGCGAGACTTCCTTCTCGATGAGGGCCCGCACCATCTTCGTGAAGGTCCAGCCGTAGCGGTCGACTGCGCACTGGGCCCCAGCCCGCTTCAATTTCCTCGGGAGTCGGATGTTAGTCGGCTCGGGTTTCTCGCGGGCTGGCCGTGGCAACGGCGGGGAGAGAGTGTTCATTGGGAGGCGGGATATACCCCATTGCGGGCAACAACACAATGTGGTGTTTGTGGCACCACGGATGTGCGCGCGACCTTGAACAAGCGAGGAAAAGATTAGTTAGGCGCCTACTGTGGCACCTCGTTTCCGAGCGAGGAGGCCTCGATTATACCGGCGCCAGTGTGGCGCCTAGCGCGGCGCCCGATATGGCACATCCTGTGTTGACATTGGCACCACATTTGCCTTTTTGCTCCTTGCCGCGACATGACGCCCATGCCAAGTTCAGGTTATAGACGCACTTATGCCGACCTCACGACGCTCCACGGGAGCACGAAAGATGACCGGAGACCTCTACGTCAGGGCCACGCTCAAGGAGAGAGAGGCCTGGGCTGTGGCCGCGAAGGAGGCCGGGCTCGTCCTGGCGCGCTGGATCACGCAACACCTCAACATGGAGTCCTCTAATGGGAAGGCTAAAGGGGTTCAAGCTCACGCCCGAGAGGCGGATGCAGTCCGCAGAGTATCTTCGCAAAGGCCGCGAGGCGCAAGAGGCCCGGATCGCCGCGATGACGCCGGCTGAACGTAACGCCTATTATTCTGAAATCAGCCGCAAGGGCACTCAAAGATTAAAGTCCAACCAAACATCCATCATGGCTGAAGCACAAGTCCTCACCCTCCACGCACCCGTCGAGAACATCTCTGAGGCCGTGGCAGATGCCAACAAGGCCACGCGAACGAATATTTTCTGGAGCCCTAGCGAGACGAAGACCGTCGCCTACTACACAGCTCAGGCCCTCCTCAAGATGAACGTGGGGATTGTCCCGGAGAAGGGAGACAGGCACGGGACGCAGCTCATGCTCGACTGCATCCGGCAAGCGCAGGTTGACCACCTACCCCGGGAAAGACGAAGGCTGGCCGTGAATTCGAGGAATGCGTTCAAGGAAATGTTCTGGGACTTCGTCGAGCGCGAGATGAAGGAGCAGCGAGCCGCCAAGAAAACGGAGAGCGTTACTGGGATCGCGACGCCTCCTCCAGCGGCTTCGGCTCCAGCTCCTATCCAGCACGCGACTACAGCCCCGGCTATCGCCCACAAAGCCACGCCCTCGGCGTTCGAGGAGATGATCGAAGAGCGCATCCGAGCGATTACGACGCCTCTGGAGAATTTCGTCATCGAGGAGATTGCGCGTCTGGAACAGACCATCGACGATTTGAAGCTTCAGTTGGCACGGGGTTCCCATACCTCGGCGTACATGGCCCCCGAGAAGCCCAAGGCCCCCATCGTGGCCATTTTCGGGTGCCGCAAGGACCAGTTCGACTTCGTGGTTAAAGGCGCGGAGGAGGCCGGCCTGAAACTCGACCTGCGCCACTACGACCAGGACGCGCAGGGGGTGACCTTGGTCGCGGAGTGGGCTATCCACATGCGCTGGCAGCAACACGCGAACTGGGAGCGGATGAAGAAACTGGGCCTGCCGCAGGAGCGAATCGCATTCGTGCGTGGCGGGATCACCTCGGTCGTCGACCAGCTAAAGGCATGGTTCAAAAATGAGTAAAGGCTCCTCCAAGATGTTCGGGTTCACCCCTGTCGCCACGGGTCTCTCGGGGGAGGAGGTCATGAAGCAGATCGGCATCGATATTGAGGCCGCTCGCAAGGACGGCGTCGACATCGTGGCGCTCGCCAAGATTTTCGAGGACCCACAGGGCGCCTGCCGATCCCTCGTGAAGGACTTATTCCCCGACACCTCGAAGAGGAGTGACCCCGCAGCGACCATGTTCCTCTTCGAGGCCTCGCAGAAAATCCATGCGTGGAGGGACGCCAACATTCAGTGCCTCGTCATGGCCTATTCGGGCCTGAAGAAGTCAGCGGACGGGTTCGCCGCCTATGCTAAGAGGGCGCGCGAACTGACAGGCGAGGCGAAGGACGAACTTCTGGGGCAGGCCAAGGTCATTGCGGGGCTGCGGAACGATCTGCGCCTCGCCGGGGAACGCGCCGGGGTCTACTCCTCCGAGGACAAGCGCGCCCGGGAAGTGGCCGACGAACACGTCAAGAGCCTGAAGGCCGAGAAGGAGGGGATCATGCAGACGATGGAGGGCCAGATCACAGTCATTCGCTCGCAGGATGCCCAGATCGCGGGCCTTAAGCGGGCCCTGCGCGAGGCCGAGAGCCACGGGCAGACGGCGCTGGAGCGTCTCTCTGACAGGTTTCCGGTCCCGACCCCGTTCTTTGGCGCGATCATGGATGAGCTGCGCACGGCCCTGAAGTTCCTGACGCCATGAAGGTGAAGCTCCTCGTCCGACTCCTCTGGAAGGAGAAGTGGATTTCGACGTTGGTCCTATCGGCCTGCGGCATGGCCGTGAACGCATTCACGGGGCTGATCTGGGCCTATTGCTTTGTCGTCTACTCGGTCAGCCTGTCTATGTATTGCCGCTCTATCAGGGCCCAGAGGGCGCGCCTAAAGGAGTTCCTGGCCGACAAGGTGCAGGTTGATTTCTTGCACAGCGAATGTCTCAAGCTACAGGCTCAGTGCGAGAAGGCCGATACAGCCTTCGACTTGGAGAAGCTCCATCAAACCATCCAGTGCCTCGGGGTCACTAGTAAGCGATACATCTACGAAGTCGAGAAACTAGAGGCCAAATGGGGGCCAATGTTCGATGCGACTAAGGTGCCGAAGAAGGTATGACGCTCCATTTTCAATTTCCTCGCGGGAAGGTCTGCAATGCTAGGTCCGGGGGAGGCTACAGGCGGGAGAGGTATGCGCCCGAGGGCCACCCGGAGCAGGGTTCCGAACCGCGAGGACCCGTTTAATGGAAACCACCAAAATAGAAAAAGCGAAGCTTCTGGAAAAGCTTCTCGTCAACCGCAATGCGCATCGCGCCATCTTCCTGAAGGCGCAGGTCGGGTACAGGAAGACTGTGATCCGCCAGCTCGACAAAATGCTAAAGCTCGCACGCACGGGGAAGCCGATTCGACTTCAAGTCCATATCGCTGTCCCGGCGCCCATAGACCAGACGGGCGATTATGACCGTGTAATCGCGATGCTCCGCTGGACCCAAGACAAGGTCATTGAACTAGACGCTACCGAGTTCAGCAACTACGTGCTCGATAACTGGCGCTGGTCCGAGCAGTCGACGATGAGCACTAGCTATTACTCGAACGTGAAATAACCCATGCAACGTCGCATCCACTGGACTCCACTCGAATGCGAGGCGCTGGCCCGGGAGACGGCCCTAGGCTTATTCGAGAACCATATCAACGCGGTTCCTTCGACGACCGGAAACACGCCGATACTCAAGCCCATCGTCATCGACGCCCAGAAACGGGCGCTGAAGCCGGAGCGCCTAAGGATCGACTTCGGCTCCTTAGCGCAGGTTACGGAACGGTACTGGGAGCTGGTCCCACGGGAGCTAAAGAAGCTCCAGCAAAACGGCCACAAGGAGAAGCCGGCCGAGCCCCCGGCCCCGCCTCTGCCCCCGCCTCCGAGCCCAGAGGAGGTAGTCGCGGGCTGTTCCGATGCCACGCTCCTGGCCGAGATGGGCGCCCGGTTCTTCCGGGTCTTGGGCCAGAGGCAGGCTATTACGGTCAATATTCCGGGGGTCGATGAACTTCGTGCTGCCATTGCCAACGTGACGGCACAGGCCACAGCCCTGTCTGATACCGCGAGCCGCCTCACAGCCAAGGTCGGAGAGCTGGAGACGGGCTACATGGTCCTGCGTAAGGACGTATCCCGCCTGAAGCCACCTCCGCCTGTCGTCTGGTGCCTCGGGGCGACCCATGAGACCCAGATGTTCCTGCAAAGGAAGTCCGAGGAGGCCCACATGGAGGTCGACTTCAGGTTCACGGACAACGCCACGGCTCCGCGCGCCTTCAAGGCCGACTACGTCCTCACTTTTGCCCAAGCGAGCCACGACTGGGACGAGTTCATCCGCTCGGCCGTATCCCGGTCCCACGTCTGCCACATCGGGGGCAGGCACGACCAGGCCATGGTTCAGCTCAGGATTTGGCTCAAGGAATGAATTACGCCCTCCTAGTTGAACAGGCTACAACCCGGCCTCGCAAAGGCCGTAGTCCCGGTTCAAGTCCGGGGGGGGCTTCTATGCGGCGTAGTTTAACTGGCCAGAACCCTTCCCTGTGTAGGAAGTAGCCCTCGTTCGAGCCGAGGCGCCGCAGCCATTTCCATGAAGATCGAATTAGACGTGAACCAGGAGCTGGGAAACCTTCTGAAGGCCATGCGGCTTTCTGCCGGCATGAACCAGGATGAGATGTCTCAGAAGCTCGGGGTCACTCGGAGCCACATCTCAAACCTGGAGAAGGCCAAAATAACTAACGTTCTCTTGGCGCATCTAGTGCGCTGCGGGGAAGCTACCGGTTTCGAGGTGAAGCTGAAGATCACAAGGAAGAAATGATCGTCGCGATCACAGGAGGCAGGGATTACGAGATTCAGGACGTGGACATCCTCTGGAGCGCCACGGAGCTGGGCCTCCTCGACGTGCCCAAGGACCAGATTGAATTCATTCACGGGGACTCGAAAGGGGTCGACCGTTACATGGGCCGAATCCTTACGGCGAACGGCTTCAAGGTGACCCCGATCCCCGCAGACTGGAAGGCATTTGGGATATGCGCCGGGCCCCTGCGCAATCGGATGCTGGCCCAGAAGTGCGACCTGTGCCTCGCATTCCCCGGAGGTAAAGGCACGCAGAACATGGTCAACACCTGCAGGGGGCTGGGGAAGGAAGTGCGCGAGAGCCCGACGCGACTCGGATGAGCCACTCCATCTTCGACCTGGTCAAAATCTGGGAGCCCCGCGACTGCCGGGGTAGATATATCATCTACGCATTCCGGGCCGTACCTGACATCCAGGGCTGGGCCCACGAGGATGGGCACACGCTCCATCTCATCGAGGTCTGGAATGAGGACATGAATATGAATAAAATCTGCCTCTTCATGGGTCGGACCATACGCCACTATGAACGCGTGGTTGTCGAGGTCGTTCGCGGCGACATCCTGGCCATTTTCCTCGTCCAACTCGGGTTTACCTACTGCTCGGTTCGCAGCTACAACCCGGATTACGACTGGGTCGGGGCCATGGTCTGGAGCAGGAATATGCCCTCAGGCATCAACGAGGGTTGCGGCAAGGGCGAGGCCCAGATGTGGATCAAGAGGTGCAGAACCGTCGCCCGGAAGATGCCCACAAAATGAGTGAATTTCCGGTCTGGGTCGTCTTCTGCGACGGCAAGCTCGACAGGTTCATGCACGCTTCGGACATGTTCGAGAGGCACAAGCGACTCATCTACTCGGATTCCCCGGAGAGGATCATTGTAACCCTGAAGCCGCGCCTGCGCCTCACCCGGAGCCGGTTCAATATCTGGACCCGGATATTTAGGGAACACGGGGCTCTCGCGGTCTGGGTCCCGGCTCATCCCGGGTTCTGCTGGAGGGACGAGGCCGTCCTCACGTTCAGCACCGGGTACATCTGGTGTCTGGCCAGGGATTTTCTCCTGGCCCACGCGTGGCCGAATCCGTGGAAGTGA